TGTAGAATAAATCTGTTGCTATGTTATTTCTTGCGTCCATAAGTATATTTATCAAAGGCCCATGCTAACAAAGATCGGCATAGGCATAGATTCTTCGGAGACTTTTTCAGTCATGGTATTTCTGAAGGCATGGATGAAAAACAAAAGGTCAATTGGTACGGGTTTCTCAAAGAACTGCGCCAGTTCGCTAAACGCAGACTACTGAGTTTCGATACCAGAGACATCGCCAAAGACAATCTAGATCGCAGGGACTATGAATTCCTAATTCAGAACTCACAGCCCAAGCAGACCAAGCAGAACACTATACAAAAACCAGTCGGAGAAAGTATGATGGCAGAAAGCAACATGTATGGTAGCAGAACCATGAGCTACCAAAAATTAATGGACACTAGATTGATTATCAAACACAACCAAGCGGTCATGGATGAGAATCAGCCAGGTGCAAGAACACGCCACATAGGTGCGTTGTTCGTGGAAAACCAAGACGGTGAAAGATTCAAATATCCTTTCATCCATCTAGCAGGTGCTAGAGCCATGCAGAGACATGTGGCCAACGGTGGCGTTCCTTATGATGATCTAGGCAAGAGCATAATTGGCATGAGCGAAGAAATCGCACAGTTAAAGAGTTTTGGTAATTATGTTGTACGTAACGATCTTATGAACTCAGATACAAATTCAGTAGTAGAAAGATCAACCACTTACCTAAATCAATTGCGCGAGCAGATCAAGGCACTGAGCAAACAGAGCCATTACGAAGCATACAAAGAAAACTTTCAGGCCTATGACAGTGAAGAAATTCCACAGGACGTGGTAGAAGATTTCAAAGAAAAATTCACTGTAAAATCATTCAAAGAAGATATCGCATCAGTGTTTCCTGTGTTGTACAGACTGATGAAAGAAGGAAACACCATAGGCTACGACGACATAGTCGCATTGACACAGGAAGAAATAGCCAACGAAGATCTAGAAGTCAGTGAAGACGCCTATGATCCATTTGATCAATTTGAATCATGGGTGATGGCACTGGGTGAAGAATCCGCTATCACCTCAGAAGATCCAGAAGCACAGGCCACTGCCGTCCAGAGCCTACAAGAACTAGTAGGACAGCATTTCCCCGCAGGCGTAGATGGCACTAATGCCATAGAAAGCCTCAAAGGCATCATAGAAGATCCAGAACTATACAAACGCATCAAAGCACAGGCCGCCGAAGACGCAGACTCATGCGTGAGACCATTGGTCAAAGAATGGTTAGAATTAAATGCTCCAGAAACTCTAGAGCAATTAGATTTTGGTGATATGGTCGATGAGCCGGAAGCAGCCCAAGGAGGTGACCAAACTGCCCCGGAAGAAGAACCAGTGGCAGTTGATCCAGCCGCAGCCGAAGTTCCTGTGCAACAACCAGTTCCGCAGGAAGCTATAGATCCTGATAATCCCAGAGATTACGAGAGACCTGCGATTGATAGAAAGAAATCTGGTCAAGCACCATTGACAATGAAAGACGTCAAAGACAAAGATGAAAAATCAGAACGTGATCGCAAAGAACGCTCAGGCATAAAAGTTGAAGAACTAGCAGAATTTATTACATCATTCTATGACAGAGATTCAGGTACATTCCCCAAAGGCCCCGAAGGCGTAGTGATTATGGTAGGCAAGAAGTTCGGAGAACAGGCTGAACAGGTCGCTCGAAAGTTCGTAGAGCGTATGGCCCCACAACAACAAGATCCACAGATAGCAGAATTAGCTCGTATCAGAGAACTAGCAGGCTATTAAGATTTCGTCGCAGTTAGATTGGGCACTTCGGTGCCCTTTCTTTTGATCAGGTTAGCCGTTTCATGTTTACGACCTCTGTCTAAATAACGTTATATATAATAGTGGTAGAATTTTTCTACTACACTTAAATGGAGATTTTCATATGAAATCAATCGTTACATTAATCGCTGCTCTTTTCGCAGCCACAGCATTCGCACAAGCACCTGCCAAGAAAGAAGAAGCCAAACCAGCAGCAGCATCTGCGACTAAACCAGCTGATGCTAAAGCAGCACCTGCTAAGAAAGAAGAAAAGAAAGACGCAGCTAAGAAGTAATGTGAGCGATCGGAAAGGCTCTTCGGAGCCTTTTCTTTTGGCAAAACAAAATCAAAAAATACGCAGATAATCATTGACCTTGATAAATAAAAAGCACATAATAATACATGTGCATAAGGCATATAAACATTTTAGGCATAACATAGGAGGCATATAAAATGGCAACACTAGCAGAAATTCGTGCAAAACTTCAAGAAGCACAATCAAAGTCCACAGGACAATCCACTGGCGGTGGAGACAACGCGATTTACCCACACTGGAACATGCAAGAAGGCAAGGAAGCGGTTATCCGTTTGCTACCTGATGGTAATCCCAACAACACATTTTTCTGGGTAGAACGTGCAATGATCAAATTGCCATTTGCTGGCATAAAAGGTGAGACTGATAGTCGTCCAGTTCAGGTGCAGGTTCCATGCGTGGAAATGTACAATGACGGCACAGCTTGTCCGATCCTCGCAGAAGTGCGTGGTTGGTTCAAAGACAAAAGTCTTGAAGAAATGGGTCGTAAGTATTGGAAAAAGCGTTCATACATTTTCCAAGGCTTTGTAGTTGAAGATCCAATTGGTGAAGACAAGACGCCAGAAAATCCTATCCGTAGATTTATCATTGGTCCTCAGATCTATAATATCATCCGCTCGGCATTGATGGATCCAGAACTAGATGAACTGCCAACAGACTTCCTGAAAGGTCTAGACTTCCGTATCGCTAAAACATCCAAAGGCGGATTCGCTGACTACTCAACATCTAAGTGGAGCCGCAGAGAACGTGCTTTGAGCGATGTTGAAAAAGCAGCCATTGACACTCACGGACTGTTTGATCTCAGCGGGTTCCTTCCTAAGAAGCCTACAGATGTTGAGCTTAAAGTGATGAAAGAAATGTTTGAAGCGTCAGTGGATGGCGAAGCATATGACATGGATCGCTGGGGACAGTATTTCAAACCAGCAGGTATGGGACAGGCCACTGGTGATCCTAACAAAGCATCTGCTCGTGCAGCCCCAGTTGATGAAGATGCAGATGACACACCCGCTCCTGTAGTCAAACCTGTAAGTGCTCCTGCAGCACCAGCGGCTGCCGCTGAAGGTGCTAGTCGTGCGCAAGATATCCTTGCAATGATTCGCAATCGTCAAAAGCAGTAATTAACACGGCTCGGGCCAATGAGACGTAGTTCTTACGCCCGAGTTCTTCTCATCACAGGATAATAATATGGCAAAAGCATTTGATATTTCTAAATTTAGAAAGTCAATTACTAAGAGCATCGAAGGACTTAGTATTGGCTTCAATGATCCAGTAGACTGGATCTCAACCAACAACTTCGCACTGAACTATTTGATCAGTGGAGATTTTTACAAAGGCATTCCCCTGGGCAAGGTCACTGTGTTTGCTGGCGAGTCAGGTGCAGGCAAGAGTTTTATCTGTGCCGGTAACTTGGTCAAGAACGCACAGGCATCGGGCATATTTCCTATATTGATTGACACAGAAAACGCCTTAGATAAAGATTGGCTAGAAGCCTTAGGCGTAGACACTTCAGAAGATAAATTGATGAAGTTGAACATGGCCATGATCGATGATGTGGCCAAGACCATCGTGGAGTTCGTAGCAGAATATAAATCCATGGATGAAGCCACACGTCCTAAGATCTTGTTCGTGATAGACAGTCTTGGAATGTTACTGACTCCCACGGATGTTAATCAGTTTGAAGCCGGGGATCTCAAAGGTGACATGGGCCGTAAGCCCAAAGCACTTACGGCACTGGTTCGCAACTGTGTGAACATGTTTGGTAGTCTTAATATCGGTTTGGTGTGTACTAATCATACCTATGCCAGCCAAGACATGTTTGATCCAGATGACAAGATCAGCGGTGGTCAGGGTTTTATCTACGCCAGTTCAATCGTAGTTGCCATGCGTAAGCTAAAACTCAAAGAAGACGAAGACGGCAACAAGATCTCAGAGGTCAAAGGCATTCGTGCTGCCTGCAAGGTTATGAAAACACGATATGCTAAACCTTTTGAATCAGTGCAGGTGAAGATTCCTTATGAAACAGGTATGAATCCATATAGTGGACTGGTCGACCTGTTCGAAGCCAAAGGCATGCTCAAGAAAGAAGGAAACAGCCTAGTCTATACCACTGCCGATGGCGAGATCATCAAACAGTTCCGCAAGGCCTGGGAACGCAATGACAATCTCGGTCTCGACAAGGCCATGGCAGATGTATCAAAACACGGTGAAAAATCCATTTCTGAGATAACTACTACAGTTGAACCAGACTTGGAGGAAGCCGAATGAAAGAAGATTTAATCGCCGATATATGGAATGTAGTGATTGGTCATATTCCAGAAAAACAACGAGCTGATGTTGCCGCTGATTTTGTTAATACACTATTAGACTACGGTATCAAAGACTCTGTGTTAGAATCACTGCAAGGAGTGGATCCTTATTTAGACGATGCTATCGATTACGCAATCGATGGTGAGGAAATCGAAGAAGAATACGAAGACGACGAGGAATAAATGAATTGGTATGATCGAGTTTCCAAGGATATTTCGAATATTCCTGATGCTGTGGCCTATTATGAAGCTGAATTAATTTCAGCAAAACAAGATGTCCGTGTAACGGGAAACATCGAGAAAGCCTCTGCGCAGATGCCTGGCATCGTAGAAACTCGGTTCAATCAACTTCAAGAAATTGAAGGTATTCTAGAATATCTCAATATCGAACTTCGAAGACTGCGTAGTCAACACTTTCGTAAATATCTCGAAAACTATCAACGTCAGCTCAGTTCCAGAGACTGTGAAAAGTTTGTGGAAGGTGAAGCTGATGTTGTAGATTTTGAAAAGATCATCAATGACTTTGCTCTGCTACGTAACAAATGGCTAGGCATTATCAAAGCCTTAGACATCAAGCAATGGCAGTTGAGTAATATCGTCAAACTTAGAACTGCAGGACTAGAAGACGCTACTCTATGACAATTTTAGTAACTGGTGGCCTAGGATTAATAGGGCACCATGTAGTTAAGAAATTAGAAGATCTCGGTGAACAAGTGGTAATCACTGACACCCGAACCAACTACGGTATTATACCTCAGGCCGAAATCGATTATCTAATTTCTCAGAGATTAAAATCAATCACGACCGATAAAATACATCGCATTGACATCAGCGAACGAAATAGTGTAGAATGGTTGTTCAGGCACTACCGACCTTCAGCAGTGGCACATCTAGCATCATTTCCCCGGCAAAAAGTAGTTAATGCTGATCCTGCGCAAGGCGCTAAAGTCATGAGCGAAGGACTACTGAACCTATTAGAGGCCAGTGTGAAATATCAATGTCCGAGATTCCTGTATGCCAGTTCTAGCATGGTCTATGGTGATTTCAAAGATTATGTCAAAGAAGATGCTGTTTGCCGCCCACAAGGTCAGTATGGTATAATGAAGTTGGCAGGCGAGTGGTTGGTGAGAGATTACCAACGTAAAGGAATCGATCATACTATTTTTAGGCCCAGTGCGGTATATGGTCCATTAGATGTTGAGGACCGCGTGATTTCAAAGTTTCTGCTTACTGCCATGCGAGGCGGTGTATTAAAAGTAAACGGGATGCACGAAACTCTAGATTTTACCTATGTGGATGATGCAGCCCAGGGCATGGTACAGGCACTGCTGAGTGAAAATACCAAAAATAAAACGTACAATATAACCAAAAGCCACAGTAAAACTTTGTATGCAGCAGCACAATTGGCCGTAGAGTTAGTCGGCAATGGCAGCATAGCTATCGGTGATAAAGATCAAGATTTTCCTAGCAGAGGCGCCTTAGACATTTCTGCCGCACGGCAAGATTTCGGATTTGATCCAAAGATAGATATAGAGGAAGGTTTCGAACGTTATTATCGGTGGTTGAAAAATTCTTCGTACTATCAAGCCAATCTTTTAGGTTAGTCATTATATGTGCAGATAAATATCTGCATGAAAACCTTAGTACTTGTCACAGGAGGATTTGATCCTCTACATTCCGGGCACATCGCCTACTTTCGTGCAGCAAAGCAACTAGGAGACACACTGGTTGTTGGTGTTAATTCTGATGCGTGGTTGGTTCGTAAAAAAGGTCGAGCATTTATGCCTTGGAACGAACGCATGAATATCGTTAAAAATATCAAAGACGTAGATTTTGTCTTGGAATTCAATGATGATGATGGCAGCGCCAAACAGGCAATAAAATTAGCCAGACAAACATGGCCGGATCATAAAATTATATTTGCCAATGGCGGGGACCGCACAGACGCTAATATTCCGGAAATGGAGTTTGAGGATCGCAATCTCGAATTTGCATTTGGAGTTGGCGGATTCGATAAGGCCAATTCCAGTTCGTGGATATTAGAAGAATGGAAAGCTCCTAAGACCGGCAGGGCATGGGGTTACTATCGTGTGTTACATGAAGTTCCTGGAATGAAAGTCAAAGAGTTGACCGTTGATCCCGGTAAAAGTCTGTCTATGCAAAGACATCAATCTAGATCAGAATTTTGGATAGTCAGTGAAGGGCAGGCGATGGTAAACAGAGCTACACCTTTGAATTTTGATTTACCTACTGCAGAATTAAACAAACACGAACAATTACATATCGTTCAACAAGAATGGCATCAACTCACAAATCCTTACAGCCATCCATTAAAAATTGTAGAGATACAATACGGTGATCAATGCGTAGAAGAGGACATAGAAAGACGATGAAAGTATTTGTTGGCTATGATATCAGAGAAGATATCGCATATCAGGTCTGTGAATACAGTATACACAAACATCAATCCGCAGCACAGGTGATTCCTCTCAAGCAAAAAGAACTTAGAGAAAGCGGTGTCTATACCAGAACTGTAGATCCTCTCAGTTCCACAGAATTTACATTCACAAGGTTTCTAGTACCTTATCTAGCAGATTATCAAGGTTGGGCTGTGTTTGTGGACTGTGATGTTGTGTTTATCCAAGATGTCAAAGAACTGTTTGCCCAGGCCGATGATCAATATGCCGTGATGGTGGTCAAACATGATTATACCCCTAAAGAAGGGTTGAAGATGGACGGGTGTCGTCAACTTCCGTATCCAAGAAAGAACTGGAGTTCTGTGATACTATGGAATTGTGCTCATCCTTCAAATCGACAAATTACTCCGGACATCGTTAATAGTCAAACAGGACAGTATCTACACAGATTCCAGTGGCTAGACGAAAAAGAAATAGGTGCATTGACACTAGACTGGAATTGGCTAGTGGGCTGGTATCAAGAACCTCAAGATGGCACACCTAAGGCTCTGCATTACACAGAAGGTGGGCCATGGTTCGCTGAATATAGACGCTGTGATTATCACAAGGTCTGGAAAAAATATCTTCGAGAAATGCTCAAATGATTTTCCTCAGCAAAGACGGCCAGGATCCATATATCAACATGCTAGCACAAGGCTGCGGTAAAAAAGTCACTGACACCAACAACTTCGATTATGCCGCTAGTTCTGAACCCCTAGTGCTACGAGGCATACTCAAGAAAAAAATCATACATCGTTGCTTGGCCGATGGCCGAACATTTTACTACGTAGATACGGGATATTTTGGCAATGAGATCACTGCTGGTAATCCCAATGGTTGGAAGTATTGGCACAGAATTGTTAAGAACGATCTACAACACAAATATGTGGTGCCAAGATCAGATGATAGGTTTAAAAATTTCAAAAAAAAGATTTCGTCTTGGAAAAAGACAGGTTCTAAGATATTAATAGCAAAGCCTGATGACAAGCCAATGAGATTCTATGACTACAACATGGATGTATGGCTGCAGAATACTGTTGACACTATCCGTGAATACACTGACAGGCCTATAGAGATCAGAGATCGTGCGGCCAAGCGCATAGATAGAATACAGCACAACACACTACAAGAAGCATTAGATGACGATGTGTTTGCACTAGTGACTTTTAATAGTGTGGCCGCGGTTGAATCTGTGTTTCACGGCATACCGGTGTTCACCCTAGCACCAACGAATGCAGCTGAGCCAATGGGGCTGCAGGATCTTTCACTGATAGAAACTCCTCGTTATCCAGACAGCGACGAAGTTTATCAATGGGCTAGTCATTTGGCCTACGGTCAATTCCACAACAGCGAATTGCGCAACGGCAAAGCCATGGAGATGTTGTTAAATGGAAATTAATGATACGTCATGGGAAGAAACCTTTAGAAAATCTATATCGGGATCGTCACCTGCTATATTTCGAGGAATAATAAAAAGAAAACACATACATGATTGTCTAAATCGAGGTGAAGATTTCTATTATATGGATACTGGATATTTTGGAAATTTTACCAGCGCAGGAAATCCCAGCGGAAAGAAAATTC